CAACGGCTTCAGCAGGGGCAGTTATATCAATGGCAGGGGATGAAGTAGAGATTAGCGAAAATTCGCTTTTTTTGATACATAATTCTCATACTCTAGCACAGGGAAGTGCAGAAGATTTTGATAGTGTTGCAGACGATATGCGTAAGATTGACAACCGAATGGTGTCTATCTTTACTAAAAAGACAGGACAAAGCGAAGAAACAATCCGAGATATAATGAACGAGGATAAATTTCTAAGCCCCGAAGAAGCAAAGGAACTGGGTTTTGTGACTAGCATAAAAGCACCAGTGAAGATTGCTGCAAAGATTAATAAAAAAAAGATAATTAATAGTTTTTTAACAAACAACCAAAAAGAACAAATACTAAACGATATGGACTTGAACCCATTAACAACCCAGTTGAAAGACCTTACAGAAAAGGTTACCAACTTTATATCTGCAAACAAAGAAGTAAAGATTGCAGACGAAAACGAAATAACAAACGAAATTTCTGAGATAGCTACAACGCTTGACACTCTAGGAACAGAGAATCAGGAGTTAGCAGAAACATTGACTTCACTAAACGGAGAAAAAGAAACTCTAGTAGAAGCCAACAAAATATTGTCAGAGGAACTTTCTAAGTACAAAGCAACACCAGTCGAAGTAGCACCAAAAGTGGACACAGAGCCAACAGAGGAAGTTGAAAATACTGAGGGTGTATTTGGAAACACTTTAAAGACGATAATTTCAGCAAGATTAAAAGGATATTAATTAATAATAAAAAAATAAAATGGCAAATTCAGTTACAACAAGTTTTTCTCACACCTATAACGGAAGGGAATTTCTAACCGAGTTATTCTACAAGCCACAAGAGGGTGGACAAGATGTATTCGGTATTTATAAAGTGATGCAAGTAGTAGACAAAACTAACTTGTACATACCGGGCAACCTTAGTAAGATTCTACGCAAGTACACTACTTGCGGATTCTCTCAGCAGGGTTCGTTATCAATTTCAGACAGAACAATTTCTACTGCAAAAGTAAAGAGTAACCTAGAAGAGTGTGAAGACGCATTTGACGGAACTATCTTTGAGGAAGCAATTAAGTTAGGAGTTGAGATTGACGACTTACAAGGAACGATAGTAGAGGACATTTTAAGGGCTTCTTTAATGAAAGGTCTTGAAAGCGACATTCCTAGAATTTGTTGGTTTGCAGATGCGGCTTCAGCTTCTTCAGATTACGACCAGTTCGACGGATGGGTACATTTGATTGGAGACGTTTCAGGACAAGTTGGTCAGTATTTAGATATGAATACAGATTCAAACATTGAGGTAGCCGGTGCAATGGTTGCTGATGGTGCAATTACACTTTTCCGTAGTATGTACGAAAATCAATCTAAGACGTTAAGGGCAGTTGATAGAAGTGAGAAGAAATTTTATGTTACTTCTTCCATAATGGACAACTATCTTACTACGTTAGAAGATACTCAAAACGAAAAGGGACAACTAAACCTAGAAGATGGTAGTACAATTGTTAAGTTTAGAGGAATTGAAGTAGTAGAGGTTAAAGGGTGGGACACCCACTTAGCAGACGTAGATAACCCACAAGCATCGGGAGTTGGTGTTAATATGTGTGTATTCACTACACCATCTAACCTGATTGTTGGTGCTGATGTTTTGAGTCCATCTAACGAGGTTAAGACTTGGTATTCTGACGATGACGAAGTAATCCGAATGAAAGTGAAATTCAAGTTAGGTGCGCAAATCTTGCATCCAGAGTTAATCAGCTTTGCATACTAATTTTTAAAACTAAGTAATAATGGGAATTTCAAATGATTTAATTCTAGCTTGTAACGAGCAAAACAGGGCAGCTTTAGCGAGAATTTTCCTCATTGAAACTTGCAACATTACTTCTTTTACGGCAGGGAGTTTACAAGACTTCACGGCAGTAACAACAGGAGTAGGTGACAAGTGGTATGAGTATGAGGGAGAATTTAAGACTAAAAGTTTTAACTCTGAAGGCACTAACGAAAACGGCACGGCTACTTTCACAAACTCGGTTGAGTTTAAAGTACGTGGAGTAGACAAAACCAAAGGTAAGAGATTACAAGAACTGGTTGATGCCAGAGAGATTACGGCAGTAATTGAGGGAACAAACTCTACGGGAACGTATCTTAGAGGATTTGTTGTCGGTTGGGATAATATTATCGGGAAGGAAGCCAGTTGTATAGCTAATGTCAATACAACGATTGAGGGCGAACTTTCTGGTGCTAATGAATACACCATCACCCTAACGGCAGAACACGCTGAAATAGTACGAGAATACGTCGGTACTATTGAGAGCAATGCTTCTGGGACCGTGGACTTTGGTTCGTAGATTTATTTTAACTAACTTTGAAGGGTGGATGGTGGATGCTGTTCACCCTTTTTTATTTAATTATGAAGTATAAAGTAAAAGACAAGTATTTAGAATGTGCTATCAGCGATTCAAATGGTCAGCACATTTTATCAAAGGCAACACAAACCGAACTTAAAAAACTATACGAAGGTGGACATAAAGACAAAATCCAACGGACAGAGGAAAAGTCCAAGAAATAGGATTCTTGCTAGTGTCACAGGAGTACAGACGCCAAATGTTACCAGAGAGAACATAAACCAGACAAATACTAGGTCTAAGTGGATTCCTTTCTTTGAGGGTTCAAAGAATGTTTGGATTAACGACTTAGCTTTAAGGAAACGACGTTCTTCTACTAATGGTGCAGTACTGGAAAGCAAGGTCGTTTATTCAGTAGGCAGTAAATTACTTTATTCTGAGGACTTAACAGACCCGCAAATTGAGTATGCCGAAGCCATAAACTCAAACGATGAAACCTTGTACGAGGTTTACAAGAAAGTTCAGAGTGATTACATAGTATTCGGGAACGCTTATATAGAAGTCGTAAGAGAGGGTGACAGGGTTAATCTATTCCACAGGGACGCTACGACTATACGACTTTCACAGGATGGAGAGAGGGCTTATATTTCTAACTTCTGGAGGGACATAGGAACAGACACAACCTATCCTAATAAGCAATTTCCTATAAGTGAGATTGATTTAACTGGAACAGAAAGTAATTACTTAATCCACGTTAAGAACTACGAACCAGAATATCAAACTTACGGAGTGCCAGACTATTCGGGTGCTTTAAAAGATGCAGACATTGAGTACAAGATTTCTACGTTTAATCTTGACAAATTAGATAACGGATTTTTCCCTAGCGTTTTACTTCAGCTTTTTGGTGAGCCGCCAGACGGCAAAGACCCAGAACAATATATAAGGGACATAGTTAATAAGTACACAGGCGAAGGTAATTCAAGAAAGGTAGTGGCTGAACTCTTAGACGACAAAGAACAGGCAGCTAATATACACGAATTTACCACCCCACAAACAGGAGAGTTTTTACAACTTAAACAACTAGCAAAAGAAGGAATTATAGAGGGTCACAGATGGCACTCAGCTTTAATGATGCAAGTAACAGGAAAGTTGGCAAACTCTAGCGACATAAGGACTGCTTTCGAAATGGTAAACAATTCAGTAATCCCTGCTTACAGAAAACCTATTTTAACGGCTTTTGAGGGCGTTTTAGTCGATACTATACTAGGAGGTCTAAAGATAAGAATAATGCCTATACGACCCGTATCTAGTAGTGATAGGGTTACTTTAACAGATGTTTGGACTATTAATGAACTAAGGGAAGAAACAGGCAAAGAACCTATCGAAGATTTGGAAGGTGAGTTTGTAAAGAAAGAAACAAAAGAAAATGGCGTTTAATACTAAGGTAGTTTTAACTTCAGATATAGTCACAGAATGTGTGCCAGATGCTTCATTTGACGAGGAAGTATTTACTAATTATATTCTCCCTGCACAAAGGTCTTATTTAAGGGATTTATTAGGAGAAACTTACTACGATACTATCTTAACGAGTGTAGAAACAACAACGTGGGTAGCTGAAGATGAAACATTATATGATAATTTTATTAAGTCAATGGTGTGTTGGTATGTACTTTATGACGCTTTGCCACAAGTGAGAAATCATATTACCAGTCAGGGGATAATGGTTAATAATACGGAGTTTTCACAACAGAGTTCAAGGACTGACTACGGAGCATTGAGGAACTCTATTTTAGCACAAGCGGAAAGGTGGAAGAAAGACCTAAAACAATACATTAAAGATATACAAGAAAATGACTCTAGTGCCTATCCTGATTATGACGACGGAAAGGACGAGAGCAGCAACAAGTATGGATTTATATTGATATAATTTTAAAATGATTCTAGTAGGTGGATATGATTTAACAGGGGGTGATAATAACTGGACTTCTACAAAGTTAGACCAGTATTCATTTTTTTATTTAGATTTATTCTGGAGAAACGGAACAGGAACGCCAGTAATAACAATAAGACAAAGTGATACCGACGTATGGGAAACGATACAAACTATTACTTTAGATGAAGAATTTACAAAAGTTAATAGCATAAATCTTAAAAAAAGATATATGAATATTCAATTTACTGGCACGGCAACAGGGAAGCTCTCAGCAGAGCTAACACCTAAACAAAGTGCCTTACAGATAGTTGAAGAAAACGCAAAACGATATACTTTATTAAATGCCTGAAAGTTTACATATAGACATACCTAACGCACAAATCCACCCCCCGAAGGATTTCACGACGGCTTCAAAGAACGCACAGATTCTTAAAAGCGAGAAAGGGTCTTTAAGTTGGGAACAGAGAACGTCACTACCACCAGTTAATCAATTCATAGATGCTACGTCAGCAGCAGCAGCAGAGATAGACCAAGACGCTTATATTTTAGTTGGCACACCCTCAGCAGATTGGGATGGTGCTTTAGAGGATGACTTTGTAAGGTACGATTCAAGCTTAGATACTTGGTTTGCTATAACACCCACCGAAGGGATGCGGGTATATGACAAACTATATGATGGATTCTGGACTTACGTATCAGACTTAGGGATGAATAAATGGATAGGAACTTTTCAGAAGTCGGTCACTATTAATTCTGCTCAGGTAAAAGCGTTATTCACCACACCGATTCAGATAGTTGCTGCACCAGTAGGAAAGAGTATTACTTTAATAGACTGGACAATAGAAACAGACTTTACGACCCCTGCTTATTCCGCAGAAGATACGTTCTGGTTAATAACAGATACGGCTACAATCCCACAAGGAGTAGATACGACAAGTTTATTAAGTAGTGTTTCAAGGATTAAGAAAGGAGAACTTTATAGCGGTTCGTGGTTGGCTACTGACACTCAAATTGTAGAAGCTAAGAAGTTAGAACTAACAACAGATTCAGCAGACCCGACTTTGGGCAATTCATCTTATATTGTAACGGCAAATTTCAGACTATGATTCAAGAGAAATTACTAGGACAATTAAGACCATCAGGAACAGGTGCTGAAGTGGTTTATTCCGTACCCTCAGAAACTACTTGTATCGTTAAGTCAATAGCAATATCGAATACTTCAAATGGTGCGGTTAAATATAGTATCTTTGTAAGTGAGGGAACGACCTACGATGAAACAACGGCTATAATCTGGGAGGTAAGCTTAGCCAAAAATAATAATGAAATGATTAATAACTTTATAGCTTTAACTGGTGGGAATATAGCTTTTCAAATAGATTCAGCAACAGACTTAACAATAACATTATTCGGTGCAGAAATAACATAAATATAAAACAATGAGAAAGAGTACAATAGTAGAAACTGCGGTAGGCAGAACAAAAGTAATCAACATAACAGGAGCATCAGTAGGTGCAACGGCTACAACTTATGCAGATGGTGACTTAATAGGAACAAAATTAACCCTAACAGACGCAGCTTTAGAAGTAGGCTCAGAATCAACTTTAGTGAGTGTTACTTTGGGAGATTTAGACAAGCAAGACATAGCCTTAGACTTGGTAGTTTTTAACGCAGACCCCACAGGAACAACCTTTACAGACGATTCAGCCTTAACGATAGCAGACGCTGATATTCCTAAGATTTGCGGAGTAACAAGCATAGACACTTATTATGACTTTGCTGACAACTCAGTAGCCACTAAACCGAACATAGGAATAGTATGTGAAGCGGTAGGTGGTGACGATTTATACGCTTGTTTAGTTTCAAGGGGTGCGGGAACATATACTGCAAATTCTTTAAGTTTAATCTTAACCTTTTATCAGGACTTTTAATGCGACAAAAGAAACGCCTTATGTTATGGAGAGGTGAGGGAGTAACCCCTACACCCCCGACCCCCTTTGACAATACTTATTCACTTGACTTTGACGGAGTGGATGATTATGTAGATTGTGGTTCATTTACACCTTTGGATGGTGGAACTGCATTAACAATATCAGGATGGTTTAAATCAGGTACTTATACTACTGCTGGTGTGTTAATATCTTTAAATTTGCACTTTGATATTTATCAGGGTTCAGCCGCTGCAGTTAATACTAAAGGAAGATTTACATACAGATTAAGGGGGACTTACGGCA